ATGAACATACTAAGATAATTAAGATGTATCATATTCCAGTTCAAACCATTCGTGCAGAAAAGATTGGTAATTCTCCAAGAATAGAAAACTTTTACTATTGTATAGATTGGAATGACCAAAAGAAAATAAAGGAAAAGAAAAAGATTCCTGCATTTGGTACTTCTAATGAGAAAATGGAATTACTTTATATTAAAAATTATTCACCAGGTTTATATTATTATTCCCTACCTGATTGGGTTGCAGCAATGCAATTTGCAATATCAGAAGGTGAGATTAGTAACTTACACTTAAACAATATTACAAATGGTTTCTTACCTGCTGTAATGTTAAACTTCAATAACGGAGTTCCTGCACCTGAAGAAAGACAAACTATTGAAGATTTAGTACAAGCTAAGTTTACAGGCACAGATAACGCAGGTAGATTTATGTTATCATTCAACGATGACCCTGCAACTAAACCAACATTAGATGTAATTGACATTAGTAATTTACATGAGAAATATGATTATGTTGCAGAATATACACAAGATAGAATATTAGTTGCACATAGAGTAACCAGTCCCCTTCTATTTGGTATTAGAACAAAGAACAATGGTTTTAGTTCACAATCAGAGGAAATGAAAACTGCATTTAGTATCTTACAAACTATGACAATTAGTCCATTCCAAAACTTAATCTTAAATAGTTTAGATATGGCATTGACAGAAGGTGGATACGATAATATGGAATTATACTTTGAACAATTAACACCATTAGTAATACTTGCAGAAACTGCAGATGAGGCAGGTAAGTCAGTTGCACAAGTTGAAGATGAAACAAATAAGTCAATGGAAAATCCTGCAACACAAGATAATCCAGGTGACCAAACAACAGAGGATGCAATTATACCTACTGATAAAAAACCAATTTCACAATCATCAGCATTCTTTGAAACAGAATACGAAATATTTAATAAAAAATAACTATGTCATACGCATTATTCATAAACAGAAACGATATTATAAAGAACACACCATTGCAAGGAGCAATAGACGCAGATGCTTTATTACCATTCGTTAGAACTGCACAAGATAAATACTTAAAGAATCTTTTAGGAACAATTTTATTTGATTATTTACAGGCACAAATCATTGCAAATACTGTTAGTGGTTTATCTGTATATTATCAAGACCTTTTAGATGACTATATTAAAAATGCTTTAATGTGGTATAGTTGTGTTGAATACATTCCGTTTTCATCTGTTCAGTTTAAATCTAATGGAGCAGTTAAACAACAAAGTGAACAAGGTATTGCACCAACAAAAGGAGAAATAGATTATCTTTTAACTAAGGCACAGAATAACGCTGACTATTATGCATTAAGATTACAAAATTATTTGATTGCATACTCTCAATTTATTCCACAATACTTACAATCTATTGGTAATCAAACTCAAATCTATCCTGACCAAAGTAATCAATACTTCGGCGGAATACAATTATAATAATTATGTCAACACAAATTGTCCGTAATACAGGTACTAACTTTACTCTATATTATAATGTTTTAAATTACTTTAAGACTATTATGACTAATCACCCATCGGTTAGTGCAGTGACACAGGGTGATATAACTGCTATTGATGTAGACCAGTTTCCTAATTATCCATTAGGTAATATTCTTATTACAGATACTTCATTTGGAACTTCTGTAACAACTTATCAAATACAATTAACAATTGCTGATAAGATTAAGAATAAAAATAATGAAAGTGATGATAGAACCAATGCACAAACAATTGACCAAATATTAGGAGTTAATGATGTTGTGGATATTCATGCAAATACATTGGCTATCTTAAATGACTTAACTTCATATACGCAAAGAGGAGTAGCTGGTTTTGAAATAAACGGAGACATAAACTGTAGAGCATTTTCAGATGACTTTAATAACGGGTTGGCCGGTTGGGTGGCCAGTTTTGAACTGACTACTCACAATGACAAAAATCGTTGTCTTTTTTTTTTAATTAATCCGTCGGGGTCTGGTACTATAATACAAAATTGTGATAGTGGTGAATTATATAAAGCTGTATTGAATGGTAGTGGAAGTATAGGGCAAGTATTTGCAACATCATTTGAACCATTCTTTAATCAGGCCACTACTGATTATTCGTCGATAGGTTGTTATACTATTGTTGGTGAATTTACTGGAGATGATGATATTAGATTTTCAAATTTACCGATATTAGCATTTCCTTATACTAACTTTGGAAATTGTGAATATTGTAACCTATGGACATCACCACAAGTATGGTCAACAACACCACAAAGTTGGAGTAGCGGCAGTAATGCAGCATTCAGATTATGGAGAACAGATTAAAAATATTAAAATAAAAATAAATGGGTAATTTAAGTAATCTTTATATTTCACAATCGTTTCAATCTCTTGCACATTTGGGAACAAATAATGCATTAGTTCCTGGAACAATGACTCAGTTAGAAGATGGTATTGGTCAGTCATTAAATATTTCTTTTGACGGAACGAATATAAGTTCATCAGGTAATATATACGCTGCTAACTTAACTGGTAGTGGAGCTAGTATAAATACGGGAAGTTTTGTAAGTACATCTTCTTTCAATTCTTATACTTCATCAACGAATGCAAGATTAAGTTCAATAGAGACAACTACTGCAAGTTTAAACAATAGTGTGAGTGCACTGAATACTAATAGTGCAAGTGTAAATACTTCTATAACTAATATAAATCAATTTACTGCTTCTCAATCTACTGCAAGTATTGTAACATCAATAAATAACTTAAATACTTTTAGTGCATCTGCATTAGTTTCAATATCTAATTTAAATACAACTACTGCATCTCTAAATACATCGGTAAGTAATTTAAACACTACTACGGCTAGTTTATTTACTTCTACAAGTTTAAGTTTAACTACTGCATCGTTTAATAATGAAACTCGTAACTTAACATTTACAAAAGGTAATAATCAAACATTTAGTGTAAACATTCCTGATGTAAGTGGTAGTACAAATTATGTAACAACTTCTTCATTTGAAGCATATACTGCAAGTGTTAATTCTGATTTAAATTCAATTCATTCTACTACTGCTAGTTTAAATAGTGCAACTGCATCTCAACAAATTAGTATTAATTCATTAAATACAAATAGTGCAAGTGTAAATACTTCTATAACTAATATAAATCAATTTACTCAGTCTGCAAATATAAGATTGAATAACTTAGAAACTACATCAGCTAGTGTCAATGTATCAATAAGTAATTTAAACTCAACCACTGCAAGCCAGGCAACTTCTATAAGTAATTTAAATACATCTGCTAGTGTTGCGTTAACAACTGCATCTTTAAGTGGACAAACTTTGACTTTTACAAAAGGTGATAACTCTACATTTGGTATAATATTACCTGATGTAAGTGGTTCAACTATCGATACAGGTAGTTTTGTAACAACTTCTTCATTTAATGCATATACTCAATCAAACGATAATAAAGTTAATTCTTTAATTAACGCAACATCATCATATGCAATCAGTTCATCTGTTGCAAGTGCATTAAATAGTTTATCTGCATCTTTAACGGTGACAGACGAATTTTTACAATCACAAATAGACGCATTAGACCCTAGTGGTTCTGCTGCATCAATTACATTATTGAATGAATTTACTGCATCTCAATTAACAATCAATAGTGGATACAATACATTCACACAAAGTGCAGGTGTTAGTATCTCTGCATTAAACTCTGCAACTGCATCTTATGTAACAGAAACAGAGAGTGGTTCATTCTTATTGACTGCATCATTTGACAATGGAACAAGAAACTTAACATTCACAAAGGGTAATAATACAACCTTTGCAGTTAATATTCCTGATGTTAGTGGTAGTGCAGGTAATTTTGTAACTACATCTTCATTCAATTCTTATACAGCATCTACCGATAGTAGACTAACTAATATTGAAACGACAACTGCAAGTTTATTGATTGAGACACAAAACTTAGAATTGTTTAGTGCATCTGCATTAACATCATTAAGTAATATAAATCAATTCACACAAAGTGCAGGGATTAGTATCAATGCATTAAACTCTGCAACATCTTCTTATATAACTGAAAGTGAAACAAGTTCGTTTGCAAGAACTAATGTTGATAATAACTTTACTGCAAATCAAACATTCACAAACATAACTGCAACATCTGCATCTATTACATATCTTACAACTCTTTATGAAACCTCTAGCGTAATTTATTCTAGCGGTAGTAATCAATTTGGAGATGAGTTGACAGACATACAAACTCTTTCAGGTAGTGTTAAGGTGCAAGGTAGTTTAACAGTTAATGGAACACCTGTATTAACTTCATCGGTTGATATAAGTGGTTTAACAACAACTGCTTCATTCAATGCATATACACAAAGTAATGACCAAAGAGTTAGTTCATTAGAAACAAATTCAGCAAGCGTTAATATATCAATAAATAATATTAACACTACGACTGCAAGTTTGAATACATCTGTAACTAATTTAAATGCATCATCTGCATCTCAACAAATTAGTATTGATAACTTAAACACAAATAGTGCATCAGTTAATACATCTGTAACTAATTTAAATACTGCAACTGCAAGTTTATTTACTTCTGCAAGTTTAGCATTAGTAACTGCATCTGCAGCCGGTTCAACAATCACATTTACCAAAGGAGATAATACACAATTTAATGTTACACTTGATACTGGAAGTGCTACATCAGCAACTACAATATTTGAAGTAGTTTATACTGGTGAGAACATTACCAAAGGTGACCCATTATACATTAGTGGTAGTCAAGGTGCAAACCCAAAAGTATTCAAAGCAGATGCAAGTAATCCGGCTAAGATGCCTGTAACATTTGTATCAAACGAAACTATTGGTATAAACAATACTACAAACGCAATTGTATTAGGTTTAATAGAAGGAATAAATTTGACAGGTTATGTAGCAGGTCAAACAATATATGTAGCTGAAGGTGGTGGATGGTCTGCATCTTTACCATCAGGTAGTAATTCAGTTACTCAATTATTAGGAGTAGTAACTAAAGGTGGTAGTGGTGGAAAAGGATTGGTATTAAACCCAGGTCCTGCACAATTACCAGGTTTGGATACAGGATATATGTGGGTAGGTGGAACAACTAATCAACCGGTTGAAATAACTACTGCATCATTTGCAAGTAGTGCATCTTTCAATTCATACACATCATCTACAAATAGCAGATTAACAAATATAGAATCAACAACTGCAAGTCTTTTAATTGAAACTCAAAACTTAGAATTATTTAGTGCATCTGCATTAACATCATTAAGTAATTTAAATACTGCAACTGCATCCTTATTTACATCTGCAAGTTTAGGATTAGTAACTGCATCATTTAGTGGAAACACATTAACATTCACAAAAGGTGACGCATCTACATTTGGTGTAGTAATTCCTGATGTTAGTGGAAGTACAATTAACACAGGCAGTTTCGCAACAACTGGAAGTAACTCATTTAATGGTAATCAAATCATTACTGGTAGTATTACAACAACTCAAGACATTACAGTAAGTGGTGTTAGATTTGGTTTTGGTAATCCTGCAGGTACATCAAGTATCGCAATAGGTAATAGTAGTACATTAGCAAATAATACAGACGATAATAACATTGCAATAGGAAACGAAGCATTAGAACAAAATACAACAGGTGAAAGAAATATAGGTATTGGAACACAGGCATTAAGAAATATCAGAGGTAATAGTAGTTATAATGTTGGTATTGGAGGATTTGCATTAAGTGCAGCAACTCAATCTACAAACACATTTGCATTAGGATTTGCAGCAATGGAATTTGCAGAAACTAGTAATGAAAATATTGCAATAGGTGTAGCTGCGTTATATCGTAAAAAGGCTAATTCAAATGGTAATACTGCAATTGGTTCAGGTGCATTAAGAGAACATTATGATGGTGATAGTAATAATGGTCAGAATATGGCATTTGGTTTAGATACAATGCGTTATGTAACAAGTGGGTCTGGCAATACTGCAATAGGTTCAGCTGCATTAAGAGATGCATCCAGAGCAAATGAAAATGTATTCATTGGTTGGATTGCAGGTTATAATGCATCAGGTAGTGTAGACCAGAACGTTGTAATAGGTGGTAGAGCAGGACAAAAATTAGCTAATAGTTCTAATACAATTATAGGACATAATGCAGCTTCTAATTTAATAAACGGTGGAGCAAATACATTTATAGGACAAGGTGCAGGTGCAAGTATTGTTACTGGTAGTCAAAATACTTTAATAGGAAGTAGTCTATCAGGTGTAGATAATTGGAGTAATGTAATTGCAATCTCTGATGGTGCTGGTGCAAT